GCAACTGGCAACAGTACATCAACGAGATTGAGCTGTACTTCCTGTTGGCTAACGGTATCAAGTGGGAGATGCTTAACGACGACCAGGAGGATAATGAAAAGTTGCGGGGGGCTTTTGACAAGTTCAAGAAGCTCCTCAAGAAACTGCATTATGATTCCCGTACTCGCGAGTTCAAGCGTCTGGCCGGTGCCGAAACGGAGTGTGCGAAACTCTATGCCTACTACAAGGACGAGGGCGAGGCGAAACTGCGTATCGTCATATTGGCCCGTTCCAAAGGCTACAAGTTGCGTCCTCTGTTCAATCTCTACGGCGACCTCAAAGCGTTTGCTGTTGGCTATGACGTGAAAGACGGCGAAGGCAATCTGTTGCATCGCTGGGATGTCTATACGTCCGAGATGTACTACCACTGTACACAGAACGAGGTAGGTTCTGAAACTCCGGGATGGAAGGTAGAGACCGAGGTAAATCCGTTTGGTAAGATACCTATCATCTATGCACGCCAAAAGAAGGCATGGGCCGGTGCAGAGGAGCGTATCGAGCGTGACGAGTGGCTTGATTCCAAGAACGCTGACTGCAACGAGTACTTTGCAGACCCGATGCTCAAGATGTCGAAGTCTGTGAAGAACGGTCTGATGGACCCGAAGCAGGTCGGCAAGGTGATCCAAGTCGGCAACAAGGACGATGTGTTTGAGTATGTCACTCCTCCGGACGCGAGTGATTTGAAGGATAAGGAGAAAAGCGTTCTGAAAGAGTCCATACTCAACAGCACATTCACCCCGGACCTCTCGTATGAGAACGTCAAGGGTCTTGGCGCTCTCTCCGGCGAAGCAATCACGAAAGCCAATATCATCGCTTATATCAAGCGTCTCATCAATATGGAGATTTACGATGAACTCTTTGAGCGTGACGCAAGTCTTATCATCGAGATTATGGCTACTGCGCTTTATCCGGAAGATCGTAAGATTCTCCGCACTATGGAGTTGAGCCACAATTACCAAGACCCGGCTGTAGGTCAATCCGACAACTCCGAGGAGATTTCACGCTGGGCTGATATCGGAATGTCCGATGAGGCTATCGTGGAAGCGAACCGCAATGTCTCCAATAAGCAGCTTGAGTTGAAGCGTCTTCGTAAAAAACGTGAAGATGAAGCGCGTATGGCTGCATCCAAAAACAACACAGTAACAGAGTAAAGGAGGACTGATTATGGCAAGTAGCGCTAAAAGACCAAAGGACTACCAACCTTTCCTGATTGCTGTCGGGGAGGCAGGTAGTTACAAGGAAAGTATGGTGTATCAAAAGCCGTTTGATACGCTGGAAAAATATGGGCTGTTTATCAAACATGCACCATACAAAGCATTTCCGCAAATCAAGAATCTCGTCACTCAAGACTGGCCGGACGAGAACGGCGAGGACGTATGGTTGCCGAAGACAGGCATTGTGAATAAAGCATATGATTTTGATGCTGAGTTTATATATTATGCGGACGACGGAATGGCTACTGAAAACATACGTGCTTTCGCAAATGAGATCAAGGGTAAGTGGTTGCAGATTTACGACACTTATACAAAGATGGGGCGTAATGGTGTGTATGTATCAGAGTTCGATCCCGATCCACCGTTCAAGCGTCGCAAGATACAGACGCGTGAACTGGACGAGAACGGAACGCCTGCCATACGCGATTATGTGTATTTCAAGGTAAAGTTCCGTGTGAATGATCCGAATACAGATGTAGTATTAACATTGTAACAAGAATATAAGATGAAAGTCTATCGCAATAACAGATTTATGGTTAGTCACATTAGCGACCTGCCTTTATTCTATAAAAATGGCAAGTGGACTAACCAATACGGCAATAAGGTTGCATTCAAGCCACAGGCACATACGATAATCTATACAGGACCGGAGTTTGAAGGGATAACAGACGACGAGCACTTTGACGGTATAATTGAAGGTAACGAAATGGTCATTAGTGCTTCGACCTATTACATCTACGATGGTAGAGTTCCGTATGAAGGAAATGTATGGATTGCCGTATGGAAGCCTGCGACAGATGCGGAAGTCGCAAAGTACGAAGCCATACCTATCTACAACATTATGAAGGGCACATATACCGGCAAGGATATGGGCGAACGCTCCATAACTGCGCAGATAGACTTTCCGTCGAGGATAGATTTTCAGATTGGCGACTATGTTAAGTTCGAAATAGCCAACCTTTTGCGTGCCAATGGTGTAGCTGGAGGTTACGGATTGGAGAAATTTTATATCTACACCAAGCCGACAGTAAAGAAGGTAGCAAGTCCGCTTTCTCATGGCAAGGCATTCCAGCACACCGTGACTTTCTATCCGTGCCAATATGAGCTTGCTACAGTCAAGATGCGCGACGTGCTGCAGGAAGTAGCAAGTGGCGTAATCTATACCGGGTATGACGAGTTTTCTTTCTACGGCGGAGCCAATACGTTAATGAAGCGTATTATGGCTGTCTTGAATGAGCGTTTTCCAGGCACAGGCATCGCCGGCCGTGATTATTGGTCTTATCAGATTGCCGATGGAGTCAATGAAGACCTGAATACTGCGCTTGAGAAGTTCCAGTTCGACTTCTCCGACAGTAGTGTCATGGATGCGCTTCTCAAACTAAACGATGCAGAAGGTATCAACACCAAGTTCTTCATCAATGAGCGCATGATCTACGTGGGCTACAAGCGTCCATATATCACTGGAGTAGATGCAAATAATATCCAGCGTTCTATCCCGTTTGAGTTCATGTATGGCAAGACGTCACATTTGCCAGGCAGTACCAATCATGGTAACTTATTCACTTTAACCAAAGCCAATGGGACAAACTCTCCGATTACACGCTTGTATGCCTACGGATCAGACCGTAATCTGCACCGCTTCTATTGCTCTGACCGTATCAAGACAGGCCGCTATGTGAACAAACTCATGCTTCCGTCTTTCGAGAATGACGGAAGAACGGACTATATCGACTCTCCGGAGGGAATAGCCAAGTTTGGAATCCGTGAAGGGACGAAGACATTTGATAATATCTATCCGTCTCTGCGATTCTTCTATTACGGCAACCTGCGTGATGTTAAGTATTGCATCAAATTGATGGGTAGTGGATTGGAAAGCGACTCTGATGGCGTTTATGATGGCGGCACTTCTATCGCAAAAGCATCACTCACATCGGAGCAGATTGAGCGCGCTAAAGCAGAAGTGGATCGCGCAAAATATGATGGCATCACGAACACCGCAAAAGTCGTCATTACTGTCGGCGGTCAGGACTACACGCTTACAGTAGCCGAGGCAGACCAACTTATCAACAAAGGAAATGTACACATTGGAGGCAAGTCTGGAGGAGTATATAACTACCCTATTGCGCGTGTACAATGCTATCGCGTAGAGGAGCTTACGAAGATCGTAGATGGTGAAACGGTACATACAGGCATTAACCGACTCGTAGAATCTGCTCCACCAGTGGATTTGGCTGTGTTCTGTCATGCTACAGGCAAGGTAGTCAAGGTTGTGCTGTACGCAGACAAGAATGGTCAAACATCTATTCAGCGGCAATTAGAAGCAGATGGAAAAATACCGACTCGCTCTCTGAATGGTACTGACTATATTGTTGGTTCTTGTTTTGCCGTACATGACGGGCATCCGACACTTTCAGACAAGCATTTTGAGTGCGGACACACCCACCCTGCATTATCTTATCCAAATCTTCCGGATAGCAACCTGCGCGAAGCATGGTTCACGGATGCAGACACAATCAGCACGGATAAAGATGGTGCTTTCTACCGTCCGTATGACGAATATAAAAACGCTGTTTCTATCCATCAGATTCACTATACTGACGATCATTGGATTACCGATGTGTATGAGTTCACGGACTACCATCAGCAGACTTTCAACCGCCAAGGCTACTCTGCGTATTGCTGGCCGAGAGTGAATAAGTACTATCCAAACAGCCAGTCTGACAACATCGAAGTGAACTCCGTAGTTGATGTCGGTCCTGTTTATATCGAGGATACAGACCTTAATATATCGCAATGTCAACAGCAGCAGACCTTTGATATTTATCTCCGCGATGTCGGCTTTAAGATTAACGAGCAGACATGGTTTGGCGACCGCGTATTCTTGTTTGACACATGCCATATCAACTTCCTGGATGGCAAGTTGGCGGGTTACAGCTTCGAGATGCCTGCAGAGAGCGATCAAGCGCAACTCGGCGATATCTACGTACCTGCGCTCAAACCGGACGGAAGTCTCAATAGCGAGTTCTTTGACTTGGCAGACAATCCAACGCAGGCCCATGAGGCATATGCCAATGGTGCTTTCTGGCGTATTGTAGCCAAACGCCAAGAGACCGAGGTGGATCGGTACTATGTGCCAAATGTGATGCTTAATGCGTCAAAAGGCGACCATATAGTCTTCCTTGATATATTCATGCCGGACATCTATGTTCGCGTGGCAGAGCAACGCCTGCATAAAGAAGCGAAGAAATATCTCGATGCTAATGACGATGGCGATATCCAATACAGTTTCGATATTGACAAGGTGCGTCCGAATGAGCAGCCTATCTTTGCAATCCAGATGCGAGAAGGCGCTATTATGCGCGTTGTTGATGACGACCTTGATGTCGGCACTGTCAACAAGGAGAATATGCTGTTTGAGGATAAAGACGGTCTTGTGTCTTTAGAATCAATGATCCGGATAGAAACGGATGTGATTATCGACTATGAGGTAATCAATAGGACCAGAGATGACATATTGGGCGCAAGCATACGAGGCAACCATATTGTAAAAGACACAACCAATGGCGAGTGGTATCTGTTCTTTGACACTCTCGGACAGGACGCTAATAAAGAATTGTATTATGAGAATGGCATAGACGTGTACTTTGACTACAACGAAAGGCCTATACGGTTCCATATTGACCGAGATGAAATAAAGACGATTGAGCATACCGGTAGCGGCCCTACCGTAGCTTTGCATAAACTGCGGTTGCATAATGTCAATTTCCTTGGCATACATCAAAATGATTGGCTGAATTGGGATTGGCATGTCGAGTATAGTTTTAAGCAACAGACCTTAACCCCGCAGACGGATCAGTCAGTATTGCCTGCAGGAGTACGCAAGTATTGTGCGGCTGTCAATCTCACAGAGTTCAAGCCGAGCAAGTACTACGAGGTGCTTATTGATACTATGGAGCCTGATTTGGCCGTAAAGAAGAATGGCATACCATCCTTTGCTCTCGTGAATGGTCTTGGTGACGGTCAGACTATCTTCACGCCGGAATATACCGCAGAAATCAAGAGCGAGGAAGGTTCTCCGGTTATGAGCGTACTATACAAGTTTACACTATCCGATGAGTTTGACGATAGCAAGGACTACTACCCCGCTATTCTCTATCAGTCCGACGGAGAGACGGAGGCAGTACACGTCCGTCTGTGGTCTATTCTTGAGCGTGACGATGAGCACCTTGGAGAACTGAATTATGTCGATTTGGCGATTGATACCGTAACTATCAATTTTAACGACAACACCCGTGAGCCAGGTGTATCATTGCAGGACGGTCAGGAGCCGGAGC